TTACAGGCAGAAGGGATGAGCAGATACAAGGACACAGTGGTATGGTTGTGTTAGACTTCGACCACATCGACACGAATGATTACAAAGCATTGCTTGGTACTGATGAATACATCCGAGCATGCTGGGTGTCTCCAAGTGGAGACGGTCTCAAAGCGCTTGTCCGTATCAGTAATCCCGAGCGACACCGTGACCACTTCCGTGCACTGCAATCTTACTTTGAAAGAAACTATGGGTTAGAGGTAGACCCTTCTGGGATTAATGTATCACGTGCATGCTTCGAGAGTTACGACCCCGACCTCATCAAGAACGATGAGTGCAAGGTATTCGGTGCTATGCTATCGGAGAGTAGCCAACACCAGGAGGTAGTACAACAAGACTCCTATACTGACTACGATAAGATAGACATCGTTGCACGCATGATACGCAAGGCACCCGATGGCCAGAAGCACAACACATTATTACGTGCGGCTATCCTATGTGGTGGATACATCAGTGCGGGACGGATGGAGGAACCGGAGGCCATCCGTGTAATGGAACGTGAACTGATGCGCAGAGACGTGGAGGACATAGACCTGGCACGCAAGACCATCATGGATGGTATCACGCAAGGGCGCTCGATGCCTATACGTGAGGTCATTGATGATGAAAACAAGATTCGTAGAGAGATGCGCATCAACGATGGCGACATGTCTTTCATATCCTCGGACCACCATGATCTGGAATGGATTAACAAGTTCGCCAACGGAGAAATAGAGAAGGGACTAAGCACAGGCTTCCCTAAACTCGACAAGCACTTCTTGTTCAAGAAAGAGTTTACCATCATCAACGGACACAGCAACGTAGGTAAGACAACAACGGCGCTGTATCTAATGGTGTCTGCTTCCGTGCTACATGGTTGGCGTTGGATTATATATTCCTCGGAGAACAAGACTGCCTCTATCAAAATGAGGTTGATGGAATTCTTGGTTGACCTGCGTATCACTGACATGCACTATGAGGAACGTATCGCTGCATACAAGTGGGTCAATGAGCACTTCACAGTCATTAGTAACGAGCAAGTGTACAGTTACACAGACCTGCTTGTGTTCGCTGAGAAACTCATACGCCAGGAGAAGTACGATGGGTTCTTGATTGACCCATACAATTCACTCAAGACTACCATATCTAAGGGGGCGCAACTGTCCTCACACGAATACCACTATGAAGCGGCATCTGAAATGCTGACGTTTAGCGTTACTAATAACATGGCGATATGGCTGAACACTCACAGCATTACGGAGGCACAGCGTATAACAGGGCCCGATGGTCTACCCGTTGCACCTGGTGCAGCCATGACTGAAGGCGGTGGTAAGTTCGTGAACCGCTGCGATTCCTTCTTGACATTCCATAGAAAGGTGCAGTCAGATGAGCACGCTATACGTATACGCACGGAGATACACGTACGTAAACAACGCAACCAAGAGACGGGCGGGATGCCAACACCATACCTGGATCCTATCCTTATAGAAATCAATTCCTCTTACACAGGTTTCACCGAACTTGGAACAGGTGTTAAAAACTTTAAGCCATTAGCATACAAGAACAGCACATTGGACTTATATTAGAGTGTGAATGAATACGAAGAAATCATTGTAACTCTACCGAAGCCACCGTCGCTCAACCAGTTCTACTCTGGTAGACACTATGCGGTGCGCAAGAAGTATAAGGACAAGTACTGGGATGAAATTGCAAAGGCCATGGACAAGTTGGATAAGTTCAGTATGGACAAAATGTCTATACATGTTCGCTACAATTGTCGCTTCGATGTTGATAACGCTATATGTTGTTGTAAGTTTTTGGCGGATTATTTGCGAAATCATGGGTATATTCAAGATGACAACCCAAAGTTCTTTACGTCACAGTCAACAGCATATGACCCGACGTTAGAGAAGGATGAGTTTGTTGCCAAAATAAAATGCCATGGATATCAAATCGTTGAGTGAGGTTTACTTTCTTGCGACCAGCCGCATGCACGAGGCAGCGACTGAGTTGTACGAGAGCCTGCATACAAACGCAGGGTCTCCAAGAACGGACGCCGAGAGACTACACAACACCATCCGTAAGTACAAGAGAAACATTGATTCAGAATTTGACCTAATACGTTCTGCGCTGCTGGAGTATTATGATGACGCTGATTTATCTTGACGGACTAAACGGTATTAACTACCACAGATTGATGACACCCTTCATCCGATTAAAGGAAGAGGAGGGAATCAACGTGCATTTTATTGACAGCCTTAACGAACTCAAAGAGTTTGACTTATCTGGTGTGTCACACTTGGTGGGATCAAGAAGGTTCGGGGTGTCGGATGCTAAAGCCTTTAAACAATTCTTAGTAGACAACGATGTCAAACTTATACTTGACAACGATGATTATTGGGAACTACCAAAGGACAATCCAGCGTACGACCATTACAAGAACAACGAACAATACTTTATTAAAGACAGCATACAGATAGCGGATGAAATCTGGACACCATCAGCGTACCTCGCTGAGAGGATGAAGAAGATTAACCCCGACACTGTGTATAGGGTTATTCCAAATACCATCCATCAGAAGGAGAAGCAGTGGGCTGATTGGAATAAGGATGTACAAAAGGATTACAAGGTAAGGTTCGGATACCTTGGTGCTAACGGACACCAGAAAGACTTGGACCAAATGGGAATGACATTTGAGAACCATGAGTTATACTGCATGAACTTGATGGATTACCCAGATAGATTGAAAGCAAAGTATAGAATGAACCCCGTGGATATTACTCAGTATGCACAGTTGTATAAGTTCTTCGACGTCTCCCTCAGCCCCTTGAAGAACTCAAGATTCAACAAGTGTAAATCAGAACTGAAGGTAGTAGAAGCGGGGTTCACTCGTACTGCAATCATAGCATCCAACGTAACGCCATATAAGGAGGTTATAAAGCACGAAGAGACGGGCATCCTATGTAGTAGTCCAAAGGAATGGAAAGAGGCCGTAGAAAGCATGACACTAAGCAAAGCACAAAGACTTGGAAACAATCTGTACGAGTATTGTAAAGAGCACTACGATTTGTCCACCATAAATAAACTACGATTGGAAGGACTGTCATGAAAAACCTAACCATACCGTCATACCTAAAGCATTACGCAAATGACCTCACCCTCATGCGTATTGAGGCTAACCGTCAACGATACGAGGGCACACACAAACAGCGCACAGGAACAAAGAAGTCTGTGCTGCTTGGCGAAGTATCAAGAGAATACTACACAGAATACATAGGGATACTTGGCGAGTTACTGATGCGTCATTACTTTGAAATCACACCACAGGTTGTACGCTACACAGTCTCAACGCTGTTAAAGGAAACCAAGAGTGTAACCGATGACCCAGACATCATAGTTGAAGCGACAGACAAGAACTATGGACTGAGTATCAAGACTTGTGAGAAAACATTCAAGGCAAACAAGCCAGCCATGGACAAGGAGGAGTCAGATCTGGTACTCTTCATCTTGTTTACATCACCCGAGGATTACATATTCGCCGATTTCACACCGGCAGAAGTAAGGGAGTGGAACGTAAAGCACGCTTACTCACCCTATTACGAATTGAAACCCTAATCGTTTCGTTTCGTACCTTCACGGCTCCCATAATCTCGTGGGCTACAACCTATTTTTTTATCAATCACTATGGAAGACTTCGACAAATTCGTAGCGGAACTTGAGTCCGCTGAACAGCCAACTTGTAACATCTCTAACCCAGAAGATTGCGAGGCTTGCGGTTCCTAATTAGAGTGGTCTATTCACTCTTAGGAAGTAAAGAAGTAGTAGAAGAATCAACAGAACGTAAAAGGAAAACTTGTACACCTTGTTGTACCACCTGTCGCTGTCCCTCATAACGACGGACGGGACAGGTACTTCTACGATTTGAACGATAGTATCGGATTCACATACAGCATCGACCATGATAGTATCATATGATCGTACTACCTGGACTTTGAGTTTATCTTTCTGAACTATTACCGTGTCCTGTGTACGTGTTATCACCGTGTCCGTCAAAGTAACAGGTGGAGTCACAATCGTATCCACAATAGCAATCGTGTCTGTCTTTAGTAGTGTCGGGTCCTTCTTTACTGCACGCTTGAGATGCCATTGAGCGCTGCAAGAACTCAATAAGACTATTGTAATTAACCCGGCCAGCCATCTCATTATCTTGATTTTAGAATTTCGTTTTCCTTTTCCAGGAACTCTACCTTGACTCGGAGTGCGTGAACTTCTGCTGTGAGTTCCAAGATGGAGCCACGCATCTTCTCCTTCTCTTCAGCGCTGTGGGCCAATAGTTCCTCAAGGTTTCTTACACGTGCCTTCAAGTCGTCACGGTAAAGAGTAGTATCATTGTTAGCCTCAGCGCCTTTGCGTTCTTCTGCTTTCATCTTCATTCGGTTGGTGTAAAACTGGAACGCTGCACCACTACCCAATACAGTAACAACTGTTATCGCTATTTGGATCCAAGACTCCATTATCTTTCTCTGGTTTTTCTGTGTAAATATTCTGCGTTCAGTCTACGAACCACACCCCATGCGCTAAAGGCGAGAACAAACCAGCCCCAGTGTGTGGGTGATACAAAGATAGTACCTTCTACCGTGTATATTAGGAACGTAGATATGTAGGCGCTCATGCTTAGAACGGCTGCCTTCACTCTACAATGCAAGTCCTCGGTAGAAATGCAGTACAATTGAAATATACCAAATCCAACACACACTAAATTGTATATCGGCATCCATCCTATCTCCATAACAGTTACCAAAGGAGAAAGAATAATCAAACATACCGCAAGAGTAATCTCTGTAGGTTGGCTGTCGCTATACAGATAAATGTGGCGTATTTTGGATGCTAACAACTTTATGCGCTGTATCTGTTTCACTTCTTTGCAAATTTTTCAAGCCCTGCTATTCCAAAACTGCCGAGCGTTACGACAAGAAAAGAGTTGTAGACAAAGTCGTTGATAGGTAGGTGGCTTCCAAAGAACCCTGTGACTACATCCACCACCATTACGATGACCATAATCGCAAAGGACAGAAAACCTATAACAGTCTTCTCATTGTAGTCGTTGCTCTCTTTGAAAATCTCTGTCCACTTCATCCTACAAATATACCAATCCTACTCTGGAAGTTCGACGCCGTACAAAATGTACATAGCCTCCTCTGGGCTATCCTTAAAGGTCCCCTTGATAGTCATCTCGACGCTGTTTAATATGTCGTAATTCTCAAACTTAGCAGAGTAGTTCGCTGCAAAATCGTATGCTTTTACAACCTCATCCAATCGTGCCTTTCTCTTCACCTTCTCTGTGTCGCTCATATCAATGTATGGTTTACGGAAGTTCTGGTCACTCATGTTGTAATAGAACTGCTTAGCAATATCTACTGGATAGTCACGGAAAAGGAATGCTGATGATAGTTGTAACGCAGTCTCTAACGGCTGTAGTTCTATGTCTGGATTCTCCTCTGCTTCGCCCATTCTCTTGCGGTACTCACGAGATATATAGTTCAAGTTAGGAGGTATGAATGTTTCTTTAAACACATACGAACCATATGCGTCAGACCAATCAGTAAGGTTTGGACCAATGATGTATCTGTTAACCCAACTTACATCTTCGTTATCCAAGATAGGACGACCGTAAGAATCCTTTCCATCTACAAGATTAAACAAAAGTCTTGCTGCAAGGTTAGGGTCCTTGAAGTCGGAGAGTATACTGAGTAGTTGATCGCTTCGTGAAATACCCTCACGTCCGAATATAAGTCCCTGTATCTCATCGTAAGGGTCTTCTGAACTCATGTTGGCAAAGCGAATCTTACCGCTCTCATCCATGTCTATAGCCACAATGTTTGCACCCTGCATCCAAGGTGGTAGTATATAGTTTGTACCACGTGCTTGCTCTGCGAGTTCTACTTCCTCGTCGTCCTCGAGTAACATATTTGCAATAGCCTGGTAACCCATCGTGGATAGTGTCGCTAACAACATACCCATAGACAAAGTACCAACAGAATCTACCATGTACGCTTCACGCTGTGATTTAGTTAGGTTCTCGTTAGTCATTGCCATTGCTAAATCCGATACAGCGTTTTTGTATATACTGAAGTAACTACGGAATGCCTCTACACGGAACGACAAGAAGTCACCCACAGGTAACTTAAATAGGTTCCGCAGAGAAGGATGTATACGAGACATGGTTGGCATGTTCTGCTTGATACGCTCCGCTGTCATCTCATCTACTTGTTGCTGTTGTTCTGAGTTGAGTTCACTATAAGACTTGCCCTCTGGGTTTGACTCAAGTCTCTTAGCGAAGTTCTCACGCTTTGTGAGATAGGCAATCATCTTGGTGTAGTCATCAATGAATCCATACTGGTACGCTATACGTGCAGCCCTTGTCTTGCCTCTACGCTGTGCATCCTTTACTCTTTGTGGCAACCAACTCCATGCTTCGTCTGGGGATGCACCTTCTATCTGGTCAATAAACGACTGGTTAATATCTTGGAACATACCCATGTTAGGAGATGAACCAAGCAAGCCAAGTTCACCCATACGGTTCAATACTAATTCGAGTTCCGGATCGACTACACCTTCTTTCATTTTCTTGAAGCGATTCTTCAAGTCCTTCATAACAGTGATGCCCCCTCTGTGTTTATTGTATGGCAACACAAAATTAGCAGCAAGGAAGTACCATCCACCCATGATGTTCTTACGCCAAGTAGGTGTATTGTAAAGTACACGAACACGACGCATCTGAAGTAGCAATTTATAGTATCCTTGGAGCGCCTTGTTATCGGACTGATACAGAGGAGTCTGCTTCAGCATGCTAACAAAGTCATTCTTCACAGCCTTGCCATTCATAGGGGATTTCTTCTCCTCTATTTTTGTGTAGTTCTTTTTATAGAAGTCGTATACCGCTGAGTGAACAGCGTCCTTCTCAGCAGGAGTGTCGCCCTTACGATTGCCTTGCTCGTCTATCAATTCGTTATATCCTAATCTCTTATAGAAATCTACCAGAGACTCTCCCTTTTCTATAACCCCCATGGTTCTACCTAACTCAACGAGTTGAGAGAAAGACAGTGTGTTCTTTTCAAGGTTACGAATAGTGGTTCCGGTTAGAATCAAGTCACCCAAGTTACTGCGCTGTGCAATCTCATTAACTCTATCGGTCAAAGTGAATTGCTGAACCATGTTGGTTAACGTGGCTATTGTTTGACTGAACTTAACATAAGGGTCTTTCTCTACGCCGAGGTACTCCATTAGTTCTATCGGTAAGTCTAACCTTTCCTTGAACTTCTTGGTAGGTAATCTCAATTTACCCAGATCACGGGTACCGGATAAGCCTTCGCCATATCCTTCACGCTGGCGTTTGGATGCTTCTTCAAGTTCACGAAGGCTGTCGCTCACCCGCTTTCTTATCTTTGTTTTCTGGGTAGCCTCAACGTACATCACTACATCATCGAACTCTTCTGGATTAAGACCCATGTCCATCATGTCCGCGGCTATTTCGTCCGTCATGTTTTCATCAATGTCAAAGGCGATATCCATTATGCTACCTTCTACCATTGCTTTCTCTGCGGCTCTACGTAACTGTGGGTCAAACTTAAAGTTAGGGTCAGTGAATGCTCGATAAGTTCTTGTGCCGTACATCGCTGTATTATCCTTGATAACATCCTGCAACTCGGTACTTAGGTTAGAGAACACGGCACTGTTTTGAATAGACTCCTGCATGGACGCACGAATAGCCCTCAATCTACCCAACTCCTTCGCCAACTCTGGGTTCTGACTAAGTATTTCCTTTATAGCATTGTCTCTGATGTCTGCGTTTTCCCCAAACAGATAGTCGTTAGCAAGGTTAGCAATTCGCTCTCTCTGCTGGGGCTCCATATTCTTGGTAATCTTATTCACTTGACGTAAAGCCAGGAAGAATCTATTGATGTGCTGCACATTTATAGACTCAGAAACTTCAAGTGCTTGTAGCACATCTCTTCTAATGCTACGCAATCGCTTAACGCCAAGGATTTTCTCCAACTTCTTTACAAAGTTGTCGAACTTAGGCTTAATAAACCCGACCATCTTCTCCAAGGGGTCGTATGTTTTCTCGTAGTTCTCTGGATCTGGGATGCCGGCTGCATTTCGGTCGGGTATTCCTTCCAGTTCCCCGGTTGGTTTTTCAAACCCATACTCATCCTTCTCCGTCTTCTCTCTGGTCTCCGCTCTCTTTCTTTGGAATCGCTCTGTTTGCAATCGCTCAGACATAGGTACCTTGCTGATGTCAGCACCTGCACGTACCGCCTTAGCCATACCCTTCATGTATTCAGATATATCTTTTGCAAGAGCAGCATCTTCAAAAATCTGAACCTTCTTACCTGTCAATTTAGAAACGATGGCGTTCAAGAAAGCCTTTACCTCCTCTAAGAACGATGGCTGGAATGTAATACGTTCATCAGCCAGTAGGCCTCCGAGTTCCACCATAAACTCCTCTGACCGGTACGCACCAGCACCCTCTAATGTTTCCTTGTATCGCTTTGTAAAGTCGTTGAGTTCCTTCACACTTGATCCATCGAGACGACGTATAACCAACTTCCTAAACTGATTGAAGTCAATAGGGTTGTCGTTAAAGAACTTGGAAAATATAGAGTGATAGATTTCATGATACGCTGTTCCTTGTGGGGTATATCTATCTGCAGTTCCCCGACCGGTGAGGGATTCACGCTTTAATGGAATCTCTACTACGATTCTGTTACCTGCTTGTTGCTGTCTGTCTCCTCCTCTTTTGAAAGCGGTGTATATACCAGCGCTTCCTTTGAGGTCTTTCTTGCTTAAGCCCGCTTGTTGTCCGGCTTTGTAATATCCTGGCTTACCAAAACCAATGTTAAAATGCTGTGAGTTTGGTTCGAGTTTAGCAAATGCTTCGCTTGCCAGGATTAATTTGTTAAGAGTGCGCTGTTGTGTTGGTGATATACGCTGACCGTCTGACCACTCTCCTTTCTCAAGCATCTGTTGAAGTGCAGCCGCATCATTCCTGTCAAACAGGTTGAAGAATCTACCTTTCTTTGCTGTTGCAAACCTTTCAGCCGCCTGCTCTGGAGTAGCGTGCCGTGATTTGCGCTCTAAGTTTTGCGCGCGTTCTTGAAGTATTCTACTAATCTGAGCCTGCGCTCTGCCGATTTGCGACTCGGGTATGTTCCCAGGTTCTTGCCCGACTTGCTCTCCACTCGGTACTTCTTGGGTGCCAGTTTTCGTATCACTTGGTTTCGTTTTAAATAGTGTATCAAGTTGTCTTGAGTCCTCTCGCAACTGCTCCTCAATCGCTGCCTTCTCTGTTGCGTTGATGTCACCGTTTTTAAGGACTTCTATTGCTGTCATTATACCGGTGGTCAACTCATTTGCTTTTTGTCTTGATGACTCGTCCAGAGCCATGATTTGTGCAGAGTATTCTTGGAGTAATGAATACTTCTCGTCTCTCAACTTACGCTTCTTTGCTTCAACAGCCCTTTTGGTAGTGGGGTCCTCCTTCTGAGACTCTGTTAGTTTTGCTATTTCATTGTCGAGGCTGGCAATCTGACCGTTGTTTACCGTGAAGGCAATTTCATTTGCTTCCACAAGGCCCTTCTGATCCTGTGTCTCTGCCCAGTCTACATACTTCAACTCTCCTGGTGTCTTTCCGATACGTCCAGTAAGTCTGTATGCCATCACTGGTGCAGCCGGACCAAGTTCAGCGAATGCTTCGAGGGCAATATCTCTTGGACTAATCTCGTCTCCAGATATTACCTGTCCTAAAAACTCACCAGTACCCCCGAGTGCTGCTTGAGTCAATGCTTCTGCCGCACCTACCTTTAGGGCTCTGTTGGTTGCCGATTTACTTACTGATTTTACAAGAGTATTACCCGCTTTACCAGCAACACCCCCAGATATACCATCGAATATAGCAATAGGAATACCTCTTTTGAGTCCATACGATCTGGCCTCTGACATGATATCCGGGTTTTCCATAGCAAAACGAAGTTGGTCCATGTCTCTCACATCAATACCTTGTTCTTGAAGAGATTGCATTAATGAAGATGCATACTCAGTAGCGAGAGATGTTGAAGTAAAGTATCCAACGGTTCCGCCACTCAATGTACCAAAGCCAGGAACAACAGAACCTGCTGCGGCTCCAGTGCCTGCGCCAATCGAACCGCTCTCATAAGCCGAGCCCATGGTTATCATAGACTCCGGTAGAGCACGTACAACATCAAGAAGAAAACCTCCAACTGTGCTGTTAGAGTACAGCCAATCGTCTTCCTTTACTGCATCTCTTTGTATGATGTAGTTGTAATAGGCTAAGTCTTCGTAGTTAAAGTCTCCGCTGATTTCTCCCATGGCTATATAATCCCCAAGGCGACCAGTGGCATTGGCTCGGTTCCATAATCTACCTAACTCGCTTGGGTTGTCGTCAATAATAGCATTGCCATCCTTCAATGAACTCAGATTACTCAGAGTAGAGTACCCTTTTCCTTCCAGTGACTTGTAGTACTGCTCGGCTAAGTTGTATATCTCTGGATTTACAGCGCCCCTAATCTGCTCGAGACTTACACCTCTGTCTCTTGCTGCATCAATGTTTGGTATTAACCCTCCTACTACCGCTTGGGATTCAGTGGCGAGTGGAGTAGAAGCAAATCCCGTACTTACGTCCTCTGATCCTAATATAGAACCCATAGGATCGGCGGCCTGCGAACCTACGGTACCATCTTTTTTTTTTGAATAGTAGTCTTGTGCGAAGGACATGACGTCTTCGTTGACACTCCCTTGTATCTGCTCAAGGGTTACCCCTCTGCTGTATGCATCCTCAAGGGCTGCTATTAGTTCTTGTTGCTTTTCTGGTTCCATATATTAAATTTAAAAGCCCATCAGAGGCACAGGCATAGCATTAAACGAACTTCCTTTACCATAAGGACCAGGGTATGTCACCGGTGGTGGAACTAAGCCTTGCTCTTCATGGCGTTTCTTTTGTTCTTCTATCGCTTTCTTTATGTAGGAATCTCTCGGCTGTTCTATAGGGTACTTGTACTCACTCTTGTCGCCGTAATTGTAATAAGACATGCGGGCTATATCTAAAAATACAGGATATGTAAACTTGTCTTCATTCGCTTGAATGGCATCCCATGCCCCATGCTTTGTTCCGAATCCCTCTCGGTCGGCCAAGCCTTCTGCGCTTTCGTCTTCACCGTCCTTTATCAACTGGAACTTTTCATCATTACTAAGGTTATGCCAATCTCCAATGGTCGGGAACTGAGAAGTAAACAAATCTACCGCATAGTTTGCCATGTCTGTCTCAGTCATATCGTAAAGTTCTTCTCTGCCTTTTGGGGCAGTATTCATCGGCACCTGTGATGGCTCTATAGTAAAGGATACGTGAGACCTTGTAGGTGTGTTGTATTCAATATTAGTAGGGTTTGGATTTTCTGATATACCTCGGCGTATTGCGCCCTCACTTATTAAATCGCCGAAGTAACGTCCTTTATATTCATTCTTGTTTTCTTCACTTTTAAAACCAATTTCATTTGCCGCTTGATCCATGATATGCTGTCTATTGCTTAACATCATCTCAACCTTTTCATCGTCTGACATGCTCTTCCATTGTGATAATGCTCCCTGCGAGTTTTGTATGGACATGAGTTTAAGTTGTTCCAGTTGTTGCTCTTTTGGGAGGCTAAGGAAGTTTGAATAAATGTTACCCCTATTAAGTGGGTTGTTGTTATCTGCGGTTAAATCCATAGGTTCCGCACGAACAAAAGCAAACGGGTCCTGTTCTAACTCCCTGGCATAATTATTTGCGTCAACAAACTGTCTGTACTCTGGACTGTCTTTGTCTGGTTGTAGTTGAGATAGGTTGAACAGAGACTGGTCTACACCAGCGGCTCCAGCCGGTGGCGGGCCTACGCCTGGTTGATTGGAATTCTGGGATAACGTCTGCGCATAAGGAAGCATCTGCTGGAAGGTGTTGCGTATCTTCGCAGCCTGGGATGCATTGCTCAATCCGTTTAGAGGTATCTCATTCATCGGAACAACTTCATGCGCCAAGTGTGTTGAAGAAGTGGTGCCCTCCTTGACAGATTGATTGCTTCTTATCACGGCGTACGGCTCACCTTTTTGGTTAATACCGATAGATGTTATGTAACGCTGGTTGCCTCGTTCATCTCTGAAGAAGGGCTGTGATCCCTCAATCTTTGAGTGCATTACAAATCCAGCATTAACCAAATCTGGCTCTCCCGATTTTATAAAATTGCCTCGTTTTCCTTTTTCTGTAATAGCAGGAGCATACGCAACATCACCTTGAGATAGAGCAAATACGTTTGCAGCATTCTCCTCTTGAGCAGCGCGTCTCTGTATTGCTGCTTGTGCGTTTAACTTTCTCCTGTACATAGCGTACTCACGCTGTTCTTTTTCTTTCTCTGTTTCAATGTCTGTTGCAAGCATGTTGGTCAGAGAGTTGGTCACATACTGAGCATACATCCCGATGTACTCTTCACGCTGTGCGTCGTCAAGGTTCTTAACCTTAGACAAGTCCTCCATATTGCCAGACAAACCACCGAGTTGGTGTAACACGTATGCGATAGCCTGGTCTTCTTCTTCTTGTGACAAAGAGTTTGTACCGAACCATGCAGATACAGAGTTTGCTACTGCTTCTGGGTCTAATGCACCCTTACCAGCCATGTCGTAGAAGTTTTGGAAACCACCAGATGCTTTGAGATTCTGTAGAATCATACCCGCTGCTGCGTTTGGAGCAATCTCTGGCAACGCATATCTTCTGAACTCTCCAAGTCGAGGGAGTTGGCTCGTCGCATTGCCAATCATATTCATATCTATAGGAATAGTCCTGGCTTGTTCTAATTGCTGCATGATAGCAGCAGGGTCATTATACTGAGTTGGGTC